CAGTTCCCACGACTCGTCAGGTCAATGGCAAGGCACTGAGCGCGGATGTCACCATCGCGGCTGCGGATGTTGGTGCTGCGCCGACCTCGCACACGCACACGATGGCGCAGATCAGCGACGCTTCGGCGGTTGGCCGTTCGGTCTTCGGTGCTGCCGACCAGGCCACGGCTCGCAACGCACTGGCGGCTGCTGCTTGGGGAATCTCGATCTCCGCCGGTACAGGGCTCACCGGTGGTGGCGACCTCACCACCAACCGGACGATTGGTCTCAGCACCGCTACCCAGACCTCGCTCGGCAAGGCAGATACCGCGATGCAAGCTCCAACCGCGATCAAATCGGTACAGCAGATCACCGCAGCTGCATACGCCGCGCTCGCGACGAAGGATGCTTCGGTCCTCTACGCGGTGGTTGGCTAATGCCCGCCTACGCCGGTTCGAGTGCCCCGAGCGCATTCAAGGTCGGGTCGCAGGACTGCACGGCTCTCTACGTCGGGTCGACCCTGGTGTGGAGTGCAGCACCCACCCAGACGACCTACGCGACTGAGACCTACACCTCGAACTGGGCTCAGTGGACCGCGATCAACACGGGCGGTAGCAACTCCATCGCCTCGAACGTTGGTACACTGACGGGGCCGACAAACAACAGCTCTGGTGCGACTGGCTACCAGACTCGGCGCATGATCCTCTCGGCTGCCGGGGCACAGGCCGACATGAGCGCTTACGTCGAGTTCCGGTTCACCTCGCTCCAGGAGCAGTACCTCGACATCGGCATCCGAGCTCAGAACGTCACAGGGCAGGCGAACCCCAAGGGCGTCTATGCATCGTTCTACCCCGCTGCAGCCTCGACTGATCAGAACTACTCGCTGTCGGACTCCGATGGGCAGTACACCGCCAACGAGATCAAGTCGCCTCTCGCCTACGTTGCGAACGCCTGGTACGCCTGCAAGATCAGGATCAAGGGTAAGCGAGTCTCAGTCAAGGTTTGGAACCTCTCGACGGGTGAGAAGTTCGGATATGACCTCTGGAACAGCAATGGTTCAATTCAGGGCGCAACCGGCTACCTCTCGCTCGGCATCACGAACGGCTACAACACAACTGGCTTGGCTCAGTTCCGTAACATCACGGTGAAGAGCTACCTCGATGAGGCAGGAGACACGACGCCGAGCCAGGACACGATGCCGACCGCTTCGACCGTGACCTCGTCGAACCACACCTGGACGCTCTCAGCATCCAACGACTTCACAACGAACGTCGCAGAAGGTGGCTTCCGCACTGCGTATCCCGGCATCGCCAGCTACACTGAAGAGCAGGGCGACACGGCCTCGAGTGTGACCGGAGGTAAGTACTCCACCAACAAGACGGTCTCCGTCGTCAACAACGTCCTCACAGTCAACCAGCGAGTCATCAGTGGCACCCCTTATGGCGCGATGATCCTGGCTGACAACTACGCCGCCCACCAGTACGGCCGCGCGCAGTTCCGCGCTCGACAGACCGACGTCGCAGGCAAGGGCGGCTTCAAGTTCGTCCCGCTCTGGTGGCCCTCGAGTAACGACTGGGCAGACGGTGAGATCGACTGGCCCGAAGCTGACAACGGCGCAAACTTCCCTCGCCCTGCCACGGCGTCCTACCCGGCGACCTACAAGGACCCGCCGAACAACCAACAGCGAGTCTTCTACCCGGGCATCGACGTCTTCGCGGACTTCGACGTCAGCGGTTGGCACGTCTACACCGTCGACTGGGCGCCCGACGCGATCAGCTTCTACCAGGATGGGCGCCTTGTTCTTCGCATGACCGACACGCGGGGCATCCCGACGAAGACCATGCGCTTCGGGTTCCAGATGGAGACCTGGATCGGGGAGGGTACCGTTGATCCTGCCGCGGCTGGTAAAGTCGAGCTGGATTGGTTCGCCATCTACAACTACACCTCGTGATTGGTGTGGAGAATGTCGAATTGAGCGACTCGACTCGAATCGTATAGCATGACCGCACGAGCTTGACGAGAAGCTCGAAATCGCCTCATGCGCACGCAACGCATCATCGATCGATCGAAGAGAAGGAGTCCTCATGCCGCTTCCGGTAATCGACGGGCAGCTCTTCGACAAGTACGCGTACTTCGGGGCAACGGGCTATGTTCCACACCCGGGTCAGCGACTCGTTCACTTCGACAACACTCGCCATCGAGTCCTCAGCAATGGTCGACGCTGGGGTAAGTCGATGTTCGGTGGCAAAGAGATCGAAGCCATGGCGTTCCTCAAGAACTACCGCGGCGAGCCCATGACTGGCTGGATCATCGGGCCGGAGTACCCCGACGCGGAGAAGGAATTCCGCATCGTCTACAACAGCTTCAAGAAGCTGGGCATCGACACCATCTCGAGCAAGTTCCTCTCGAACGTCGAGAACGGCAACATGCGCATCCAGACCAACTGGGGCTTCGACCTGCAGTGCCGATCCGCTCGTCACCCGGAATCCCTCGTTGGTGAGGGTCTCGACTTCGTGCTGCTCGCCGAGGCAGGCCGACACCGGCGCAAGACTTTTACTGAGTACGTCCGACCCGCCCTCTCCGACAAGCGCGGTATCTCCATGATGAGTGGAGTGCCTGAGGATGCGAGCGATCAGTCTCTCCTCTACTGGGGATGGCAGCGAGGTCAGGACCCGAACCAGACGCAGTGGCAGAGCTGGCAGCTGCCCTCCTGGACGAACACAGCAGTCTTCCCCGGTGGCCGCAACGATCCAGAAATCCTCGAAGCTGAAGACGACCTCACTGAAGATGAGTTCAAGCGCCAGTACGGTGGCCAGTTCATCCTCAAGCGCGGTCGAGTCATGAAAGAGTGGGATGACGATCTGCACATCGGGGATTACTCCTACAACCCCGACTTCCCGATTTACGCTGCGGTCGACTTCGGGTACCGCAACTGGTGGGTGTGGCTCTGGATTCAGGTCGACCCATTCACCAAGAACGTCTACGTGATCAAGGAACACCGCTGGAAGCAGCGTGACACCGAAGAGATCGCTCGTGAGATGAAGGATCACCCCCTCATGAGCAACCTTCGAGAGATCTTCGTTGACCCCTCGTCTCCCGATGACGCTTCGATCCTTCGTCGTCACACGGGCATCCCCACTCGGAACAACACGGGTGGAGAGATCAAGGTTCGACTGCAGCTCATCCGATCGGCTTTGAAGCGGTACACACCCGATCACCTGCCCGATGGTCACCCCGAGAAGCAGCCTGGTCTGGTCGTCGACCGGTCCTGCGAGCAGCTCATCTGGGAGATGCGAGAGGGCTACCGCTGGCCAGAGTCGAGCAACGATCTCAAGAACGATAGTGAAATCCCAATGGATGTCGACAACCACGGTCCCGAGGCCCTGGGTCGATTCTTCAAGGGGTACATGGAGCAGTACGCAAGCGCGGGTAACCGCACGGCGCGGATGAGCTCGATCCGCAAGAGCAGGAGGCGCGCAGCATGAGTCAGTGGGCATCGGTCCAGCCGTTCATCGAGAAGACCAAGATCGGTGACTGGATCCCAAGCGAGGACCAGGAACGCATCGGTGCGTACCTGAAGTTCGACGAGATGTACTGGAACGACCCCAACCAGTACGCACTGCGCGTGCTCGAGGGTGAGCAGCCGCTGTACATCCCGAAGTCGCGCAAGGTCGTCGACACGACTGCCTACTACCTGCTCAAGGGTCTTGAACTCAAGTGCGAGGACAAGAAGACGCAGACCGCTCTCGAGGCTCTGCTTAAGCGCGAGACGTTCTACTCCACATGGGAGACCGAGAAGCTGTCGGGCATCGCTCGTGGTGACTGGGTCTACCACATGACGGCCGATCCGATGAAGCTCGAGGGCAACCGCATCTCGCTCGAGCCGGTTCACCCCGGCAACGTCTTCCCGATCTGGAACCCCGAAGACCCCGACGATATGATCGGTGTCCACCTCGCGAAGGTGTGGGACAATCCCGATGAGCCGACCAAGTTCTTCCTGCGTCGACTCACCTACCGCAAGGTGGTCGAGGATCAGAGCCGCCGCATCTCCCGCGAGGAGACGATCTTCGAGGTCGACAACAACATCTGGGGACCCAAGGCCAAGGTCTTCAAGAAGATCCTCCCACTCGGTCTGCTGGACGCACGCATCACCGCACTGCCCGTCTACTGGTTCAAAAACCGTGCATGGAGTGGAGAAGACTATGGCTCATCGGAGCTCCGGGGTCTCGAGGCGATTGCCGCGACCATCTCGCAGGGTGCCACCGACGTCTCGGCCGCGCTGGCTCTCGAAGGTCTTGGCGTCTACGCGACAGACGGTGGTCGACCGGTAGTCGAACAGGGTGATGGCACCCTCGTC